GGATCTTGACCCTGATGAAGTTTTAAATGATCCAGAAGAAGCTGCTATTATGGCACAAATTATAGGAATGCAAAATGCTGGACAAACAACTGGCGAAGCGGCTGGCCCCCTTGGTACACAACAAGGAGCTATGGTCGGCCCTGAAGGATTACCTCAACAACCTCAAGAACTTGGAGTTACAGGCACTGGCGGTGGCAACATCGGAATCGGAAATGTTCCGCTTCCAGGGGAGACTACATTCACTGGTACGCCTAGAGCAACTGGAGGGACGGGTGAAGGAAGCCCTGTCTAGAAAAGATGAAGTATAATGGTTTAAAATATCAAGGATTTTTTTGGTGTCGAGAACGTAAAGATTACTTTAACTGGAAAGATTATATAAATTATTATAAAGAGAAACATAATGGTTAAAAAGAAAAAAGAAACTACTGGAGTACTTGTATCTGTGGCCCCTGTAACTATAAAAGAAAAAAAGTATGGAGGAGGTTTATTAGATTCTGATAGACAACGATATCAGGAAGGTAATGAAGTAGAAGAAATTGATCTTACAGAAGGAAAAATCGAAGCAGCTTTAGCTGATCAAGAAGATATTCTTCAAAGAGAAATTACAGAAGGAAAAATCGAAGCAGCTTTAGCTGATCAAGAAGATATTCTTCAAAGAGAAATTACAGAAGGAAAAATTCAAGCAGCAGAAGAGTCTGAAATCGAAGCTAAAAAACTTAATTTATTAGATAGATTTACGAATGTATTTAATAAAATGATAAAACCTTATCCTGAACCTGAAGGTGGTATAAAAGGAACAGAACCACAACCTAGTTCTATCAGTGATCTACAACAACGAAGTCCAAAACAAGAAGGAGGTTTATTATCTCCTGATGCAGTTCCTCTTCCTCAAGAAACTGCTCCACTTCCTGTAGAAGATATAGCACTTCCTGAAGAGATTGCTGCACTTTCTGAAGAGACTGAGACACTTCCTGAAGAAACTGCTTTACTTCCTGAAGAAGAGATGGTTCCAGATGAAGAGATGGAAGATAATTACTTAGATTATGTAGTTTCAGAATCTCTTATTCCAGAGGAAGAAACATATTTAATGAATAAATTAGAAGAAGATTCAAAACTTAGTATCATATTTGATAAAGTAATGGATACAGCATTAGAATTTGCAGGATCTGGTTCCGTTGAAGGGCCGGGTTCTGAAGTATCTGATTCGATACCCGCAAGGTTATCGGATGGAGAGTTTGTGATGACTGCGAAAGCTGCTGATGAAATTGGCCCTGATAATCTTCAGGGTATGATGTCAGATGCAGAACTTAAAGCAGATCAGAGACAAGCAGCGCAAGAAGGAGGAGTAATCCAACCATATTCTAACTATCGTGAAGAAGAGGAAGAGACTGATGAATTTGGTCGACCGATTTCAGGAGAAATTAGAAAAGGAATGTTGGGAGTTAATCCACGCTTGCAACCAAGGCGATAAAGCCACCCTAAATAATAGGCACTTTATCAATTTTAAAACCCGAAAGGCTACCTTTGCAAGACAAGCCCTGCTTATTTTGGCCTTTAAGCAGCCACCTTTGTTAAGAAAGCCCTGAGTAGGAGAATAGAAAATGACTGAAACAACTGAAAGAGAGGAACAAGCAAACCCGTATAATCAAAAAAAATCTTGGCACACTGGAAAAGAAAAAACCTTTGTATCATCAAATAACGCATACTTTGAAGATCCTTCACAATTAAAGGAGGATTCTGAAGAAGTAAATAAACAGGAAACTAAGAAGGTTCGTCCTTATAAGCAACCTGATTATAAAAAGCGTTATGATGATCTAAAGACACATTATGATAGAAAGCTAAATGAATTCAAGTCTAGGGAACAAGAGCTAATGGAAGAAGCTACTCAAAGTAGACCAGACTATAAAGCTCCTAAAACTCCAGAAGAACTTGCAGCATTTAAGAAACAATATCCTGATGTCTTTGAAGTAGTAGAAACTGTTGCTCATATGCAAAGTGAGGAAAAGGCAAAAGTTCTAGAAGAACGTCTTTCAACCCTACAAGAGCGAGAAACAGTACTAGTACGAAAAGATGCTGAAAAAAGGTTAAGAGATAATCATCCTGATTTTGATGATATCAGAAATAGTGATGATTTTCATTCTTGGGCAAAAGCACAGCCAGAATCTCTCCAGAAATGGATATATAATAATACTGGTGATGCTGATCTTGCTAGCCGAGCTTTAGATTTATTTAAGAAAGATATAGGTATGAGTTCTTCTCCAAAGAAAAGACGGTCAAATTCTAAACAGTCCAGAAAATCTGCTGCCGATATGGTATCAACTAAAACAACAACCGTTGAACCAAGGCAGGATAAAATCTGGACAGAAAGGGAAATTGCTGCAATGTCCTTAGATGAATTTGATAGGTTTGAATCTGAAATTGATCAAGCCGTTACTGAGGGCAGAGTAGTAAAATAATTTTAACTTTACTCGGAGGATATCAAAATGGCATATAATCAATCTGATGAGCTATTTGAGCCTAGTACAGATTCTGATGCTAACTTTGCTAACTCCGTAAGTGGTCAAAATAATTCGTTTTTCCTACCTGATGTCTACTCTAAAAAGGTTTTAAACTTCTTTAGAAAAGCTTCGGTAGTTGAAGCAATTACAAACACCGACTATGCCGGTGAAATTTCTGCTTTCGGAGATACAGTAAAGATTATTAAAGAGCCAACCATTACCGTATATCAGTACGAACGTGGAGCAGATGTCACCCAAACAAAGCTAACTGATCAAGAGCTAACGCTTATTGTTGATACAGCTAATGCCTTCAAATTCAAAGTGGACGATATTGAATCTTCAATGTCCCATGTGAATTGGCGGGAAGTTGCTTCATCTTCAGCAGCCTATGCTCTCAAAGATGCTTTTGATGAGGGTGTTATTGCTGTCATGTTTGCGGGTGTATCAGCATCTAGCCCGAACCATATCTTAGGTTCGGATAGTGCGACTGATCTCGCTGCTGGTACATTTGATGGTACAGGTAATCTTGATATCGGTTTTGATTCGTCAGAACATGATCCTATAGATGTTTTGGGACATATGGCCCGTCTTTTAGATGACCAGAATATTCCAGAAGAGGGGCGCTGGTTTGTAGCAGCTCCTGATTTCTATGAGGTTCTATCTGGCACAGCGTCGAAACTGCTATCTGTAGATTACAATGCTGGTCAAGGTTCTATCAGGAACGGTCTAGTAACTTCTGGCAAACTACGTGGATTTAGTATGTATAAGACTAATAACATTGCAAGCACATCTAATGCTGCTGGCAAATGTCTTGCAGGACAAATTACATCCACAGCAACTGCACAGACGATTACTACTACTGAAGTTTTGCGTGACCCTTCTTCGTTTGGTGACATTGTACGAGGACTCCATGTTTATGGGGCCAAAGTACTTCGTGACGAAGCGTTGGTTTCCGCATTCTACGGTATTGACTAATCTAACTGGATTGGGGAGTCTGAAAAGGCTCCCTTTTCCTTTTTATTTTATTATTTTGGAGAAAAATTATGGCAAGTCCAGTTATTAATATAAGAGATACAGGACGAAATTCAGCAAGAACAGGGGATGTCCGTGGACTTGCTGATAATGTGGTTCATTCGTGGACTTCAGCAACGACAGGTACGATTGCAGTTACGGCAGCCGCAAATACTGATATTTCATTTACTCAACCAGCAGATACGATTCTTCGTAATCTTATTGCAATTCCAGCGGGTAACATTGTTACAGCAGGAGCTTCAGGTGATGATGTAGACTTTTCATTAGGAACATCTTCGGGTGGTGCGCAACTTGTTGCAACTGAAGCTATTCTAGATGATGGCGGTTCGGCAGTTACTTGGACAGCTAATGCGCCTTTGTATCTTATTCAAGATTCACATGGTCATGCAGCTAATCAGTTTGTTAGTACAGCAACTACAGCGGGTGTTGTAGGTGGGCCAGCAACTTCTGAAGCTATTGTGATTGCGGCAACATTGTATGCTGCATCTTCGCGTACACTTTATGCACGACTAACACCTTTGGCAAATGATCTAGCTACTGCTGCTACAACGGTTACTTACTTAGTGGAGTTCTTACACTTAGGCGTATTACCAGACTAAGCCAGCTAATAGGACAATTTAATGGATAGTTTAGAAAGGATGTTTAAACGTATTTATAAAGATGTCAAAAAGCTTTTAAAACTGGTAGTAGCTTTAGTGCTATTAGAAGTTGTATTGCTTGTTATTATCCAAAACTTTGCTAATAACGAAGATATGGATAAGGTATGGGATGCTGTTAAAGAAGTTCGTTGGGATAGAGGAAGTGAAAATGCCACAGATAGGAACTGATAAAAACCCCATGATTTTAAATGGCTCTGGGAAAAAGAGTACCAGAGTCTTGGGGCTATTAGGCAGGGTTTATTCTGGACAAAGCAAAAAGAACTTTGATAAAAATTATGACCGTATATTCGGTAAGAAGATAGGAGATAAAAATGCCTGAATTAAAATATGGTAAAGTTGTTGAATATGAAGATATTACAGATATGGAAGGCTATTATGAAAATTCTGAGAATAATCAGAATCGTGAGTCAGATAAAAAGCAGGGTGTGAAGACTGATAATAAAGATTCATACTAATGGCAACTACATATCTTACATTAACTAATGAGGTTTTACGGGAACTTAATGAAATTCAATTGACTTCATCTACTTTTTCTGGTGCAGTTGGAATTCAAGCCTTTGTACAAGAAGCAATTAACAGGTCTTTGAATGATATTGCAAATGAAGAACCTCAATTACCTTTCTTTGCCTCTGCTGCTAGTGGAGGTACAGATCCTTTTTATGGAAATGTTACAGTAGCTTCAGTGGCAGGAACTAGGTGGTATCTTTTGAAAACAGGTAGTTCTGGTATTACTACAGATTATTCTTCTGTAGATTGGGATGATTTCTATATTACTACTATTAGTGTAAGTGGTGAATCGGCTCCTTATGTCTCTAAAGGTTTAAAATTTATAACTCTTACGGATTGGCGTAGGTATTTAAGGAATTCGGAAAATGCAGATGACGCAGATACACAAGTATATGGTCAGCCTCGCTACGTCATTCGTAGCCCCGATCATCGTAAGTTTGGACTTAGCCCAATACCTGATAAAGTATATAATATCCATTTTTATGCTTATACCATTCCTACAGCCCTTTCTGCACATGGGGATACTATTGTTTTGCCTGACCAATATTCTACAATTATTACAGCTAAAACGAGATATTATGTTCATCAGTTCAAAGATAATCTACAACAAGCTTCTTTTGCGATGGATGACTATAAAAAAGGTATGAAATATATGAAGTCTAACTTGATTAATCCTCAACCTAAAGGAATGACAGATGATAGGATTTATTTCTAATGGCAGTTAGTCAACCTTTTTCTGTTCCACTGGGAGGTGGACTAAATAAATCTACGAATTCTCTTGCACTCCTTAAAACTCCGGGTATGGCAACAAAGCTTAGAAACTTTGAGCCAGCCATTGAAGGTGGATATAGACGAATTAATGGATATTCACAACTAGGAGATGGTACAAGACCTAATAGTTCAAATGATATATTAGGACTACAGGTTTATGCAGATGGACTTATTGCGTGTTCTGGAACTAATATCTATTTTAGTCAGGATGGTAATAGTTGGTTACAGATAAATATGGCTAGTGTCGCAACTGGTGGCGATAACTATAGTACCTTTACAGGTAGAAGTGCAGCAGCACGAACATCACAAAGCACAGCACATTTTGCAATTTATCGTGGTAATAGCGTT